GCTGCGTCTATGTTTGTTAATTGACTACCATCAACAGCAGGTAGTTGTGCTGATCCGTTTAATTGTACTACATTATTAGCTGAAGTTCCAACATCTAAAGTAGATGCTGTTCCTAATCCTGTAATCTTTGTATTAGCTATAGAATTGACAGCTAAACTAATTGTTCCTGAAGATGTAATCGGTGAACCTGTTACTGTAAATTCTGATGAACCAGCATCTGCTACAGCAACTTGAGTTACTGTTCCACCTGATGATGGGAATACTTGTGTAAAAGTAATATCAGAAACACCTAATGTTGCAGAGGTATCAGTTGTGCAAAGGAATAAATCATCTGCATGAGTTGAACCTTCTTGAACAACTACAATTTGTCCTGCAAGTTCTGCAATAGAATCATAGTCTGTATTTCTTGAAGCTGTACCACTTGCAACTACAGTATAAATACCATTATCAGCTACAGTTGTTTGATTTTTAACTAAAACTTTATCACCTGTTACTAATGTAATGCCATCTAATGTATCTCCATTTTGAAGATCAGCAGTTAAATCAATATTAGCAGTTGTTGCAACTCTACAAATAATTCTAGTCTTTAATCCTGCAACTAAATTATCTACATAGATTTTTGTAGCTGCATCTGAATCCGCACTTGGACTTCCTAATCCTGTTACACTTCCACCAGTAATAGATACACCTGAAGCATTTTGAGTTGCAATTGTACCTAATCCTAAAGTTGTTCTTTGTGCTGAAGCATCTGCATCATCTAATAATGCTTTACCAGCAGTTGTTAAATCATAAGTAGAAGCAGTACCTGAACCTGTAAATTGAATACCTTTATCTGCTGCTGAAGTTAGTCCTGCAATTGCAGCTAATTCTGCATCGTATGCTTGAACATCTGTTCCAATAGCAACACCTAAATTTGTTCTAGCAGTTGAAGCTGAAGTTAAATCAGATAAGTTATTTGCTTTAACAAGTTTAGCATCTAATTGAGTTTGTGCATTTGAAGATAATGTATTGATATATCCAAATTCTGTATTTGAAACTGAACCATCATGAATTTTAGTTGCATCAATTGCAGCAGAAGTATTAATATCTGCGTTTACAATTGTATCATTTGCAATTTTAGCCGAAGTAACAGCACTATCATTTATTTTAGCAGTTGTGATTTGTGCGTCAGCAATGTGTGCAGTATCAATTGAACCATCTACATAATGTTCTGAATCTATTTGATCATCTGCAATCTTAGCACTTGTTACAGCATCTGCTCCTAATTTTGCTGTAGTAACACTTCCGTCTGCTAGTGTAGCAGTGGCAACAACGCCATCAGGAATTGATCTGTTTGTTGCTGAAAGTGCAGCCAGGTAAACTGTAATTGTTTCATTTTGTATTGCTCCGCTATCTAATGTTAAATTAACTGTTGTATCAGTTGAGAATGATGAACTTGCAATTGTTCCATAAATTGTACCGGTTGAAGAACCTGTAATTTTGACTCTACGATTTGCATGATAAACTGAAGTAACATCAACTCCTGCTACTGTAAAAGATGTTGCTGAAGCATACGCAATTGTAAATGATGCATCACCATCACCATAAATGACCCATTGGCTATCATTGTACCATTCTCTTGTATCAGCTAATACAGCTCTTAAAGCATTGTTAATATTTGAAGGTAACATACCTTCTGCAATACTAACGCCACCTACTGCACTGTTACTTGATGCTGTACTTGAATAGTCTTTAATACCTGCCATGTGTTCTCCTTAACTTATAAACCAACTGAAAACTTTGTCGGTTTCTACATTGTTTTTATTGATTAAACTGTTCACCGACTCCTCAAGTTGTCTTTGGAAAAACTCTTGAGTTTCAAATGAATATCTAACATTATCTATATCTTTTTCAATAACTTCGTTTGCCATTATCTAGCAGCTCCCTGTGAAGAAATAAAATCCACACCTTGTGCATCAGAAAATGTTGTGCCAGATGCTACTTTTATATTAGCTCTTATATATCTACCTGATGTTCTTATATTATTTAGTCCGTCAGATTGCATAGAGGCATAAGCTGTTGCCGTAGGACTATCAGCTAATCTATTTCTAGTTTTTACTGATACTGTTGCTTCAGCATCTATAATAGGTCTAATACCTTCTATCATAGAAATATATCCAGGATAAAGTTCTACTTCAGACGTTTCTATTTCTATTTCATTTGCTGTTCCTGAATAAATAGCAGCTTCATAACTATTGTTAATTGCTCCTAAATATCTTTGTCCACCAGACCAAAAGTCAGTATCTAATGCAATATTAATATTCTCTAAGTTTTGAGAAATAATATCCATAAGTTCTACAGTATATGCACCAACGAATTGAGAGAATATAAATGATGAATTAGATTCTGCTAATGACCATTTTTGCGTAGCATAATTGTAAATTAAAATTCTATCACAAATACCTGTTGTATTATTCGTATTTTGTTTAGAAGGATATAACCATAATGCTAATTGATTAAATGGATCAGTAGCAGCAACAATACGATCACTAAACGCTTTGTTTAAATCATTTTCAAAGAAACGATTTATTTTTTCTGCACCAATTGCAATAACGTTATCTCCATTAATTTCAAAGAATCCGTCATCTGCATAAAAGAAAACCCTTCTATTATCTTGGCAAACAGTTTGACCATAAACAGCTCCTCTGTTTGGTGAGATAACTGAAAATCTAAATATCGTTGCACCACCTACAAAGTCCATACGAACTATTTGGTTTTGTCTAAACACATAACCAATCTCTCCAGAAGTAATCGCTACAATCTCTCCACCTGAACCTGGAAGGTCTTGATAGTCAGCAGATTTAGCACCAGGATTCCATGTTCCAATATCATTGATACCAGACCATTGAACTCTGTTTGAATTTGAAGCTTGGTTACCTGTAACTAAAAAATCTCTTATAACACCACTTGTTCTAAAGTTTGGTGGTGTTCCATCTGTTGCAATAGAAGATAGATCAGCAAAGTTAGTTGATGTACCCATTAAATAATATTGGGGTGCATCTACACCATTACTTGCAATCACATAATTGCCAAATTGAGTGAATGTCCAAAAATCTGTATCTGTTCCTGTTAATGATGATTTTCTTAAAGTAAATGTTCCACCATCAAGTTGATATAAATCTGTATTTGTTGCAACAAAGTTAAACACATCACCTGCACCATCTCTAAATGAACCACCACCTCTGCAATCAGCTCCAATGTTATTAGAGCTATAACTAACAAGAGAAGGAAATCTTTTATAGGCATCTTTAGCAAAGTAAACGTTTGTTGCTACGTTTGCACCTGGATTGTTGTGCGGTGGTTGATCAGGAAGCCATTCACCAAATTTTAATTGCATTACCTACCCCCAAAGTTTGAACTAATCGTATCTTGAGAACGGATTTGCAAAGGTGAACCAGAGAATTGATCTTCCCTGTCATTTAATTCTAATCTTTCTAATGCAGTAGTGTACATTTGTTGCCATTTAGCGACTAATGTTTTGTCTATTCCACCTAAGAAGTTAGTTGCATGATATAATGCTCCATACAAATAAATAGATGGGTGATTAGTTAAAATATAATTTGTTGTATTAGAAGATGATAAAGGATCAAATTTTTTATAATAATTTAAATAACCTGTATATGTAGAATCAGGTTTTGGAGAAAATCTTAATTTTGTTCCTTGTATTGTAAAACTTTGAGGAATACCGGTTGTTGATGTTCCTTTAGTAGAATCCATTTGTGAAGGACTCATATAAGTAATTGGGTATTTTGTTGAACCTGATAAAATATATAAGTTTCTAATTTGTAAAAATCCTGAAGGCAGATCAACTGTTTCTGCATCAATAGTTAATGTTGTTTCAGTAACCATTTCTCTTACTCTTAATTTAGAGTTAAAGTCAGCTTCTGTTAAAACAATAAAATCATTTGCAATCTCATCAGTTAAATCTGATCTGTTTAACCAATTAGCAATTGCTGATTTAAGTGCTGTATAAGTATTTAATGCCATTATAATCTTCCTGGTGCTGTTCTAAAATATTGAAACTCACTTGAGTTTAATTTCTTTTTTAGAATTTTTGTTTGTACGTCTTTTGGTAAAGCAAACCAATTACCTGTTCCATTATATTCTTTAGTCCATAATTCTAAAACCAAAGTAGGAATAGATGCAACTCTTTTTAAATCTCTTGACTTAGAATACCCATCATTGTGATTGTACATTTTTTTATTATGTTCAATGATTGGTTTGTAATCAACATTTCGTTCAATCACAACTTGTCTATTCATATCGTCTGAATGATAAGTTGTTTTTACTAATCCGTCTTGTTCTACAAATCGTTTACTCATGGTTTGCCTTGTCCTCTATATTTTTTCCATGAACGTCTTTTATGTTTGTTCATAGTTGAGGTGATTGGTTTTCTTCCTTGACTTGTTCCTTTATGAGTTTTTTCATAATGAATAATTTTGCCAAAGACATTACCTTTCTTCTTAGCCATTATTTAGACAAAGAAGTAATAAAAGCATCTCCACCAGCAGAGTTTTGAACAACAGAAATCTTTTCACCTTGATTGACTCTAATCTTTTCTACAGTGTCAGCAGGTAAATAAGTGTCATTAGCTGTTGCAGTTGGGTTTGCACCAATTGCATAATGACAATCAGATGTTGCTACAATTCTAATATGATGAATACCACTTGCGAAAGCAGCACTTTGATCAGCAGTACCTGTGTAAGATAGCTTTTCAGTTGATACAACAGCGAATAGTGGATCAGTTGAGTTTCCAGCCATAATTTTTTTTCTCCTAATTAAATTAATCTATACTTATTTTTGGGGGTGTTTCCACCCCCTAAATATTATTATCTTCTAATAATTACTGTAAATGTTGCAGCTACAGTGTTTGTAGAAGCACCATCTGTAATAATTTCAATTACATCACCTTCTTCAACAGAATTTGCAGCAGTAGGCTCTGTAGAATCTACATCACCAGCAGCAGAACTGTCATAAGCAATTGTGATTGCTCCGCCAGTTACAGCAGTTCCGTTAATCTCAGTAGTAATAGCAGCATCGTCAGTTGCGATAGTACCATCAATTACTGATTGGATTTTTATAATCTTACCGCCATCTGGAGCAACGACATATACAGAACCTGCTGTAGATACGTCATCCATTTTAACCGTTAAGAAATAGTCATTTAATGTTCTCATAGTTTTTTCCTTTGTTTGCTTCGTTCCGCCTTGATTGACTTCAAAGACCAAACGAAAGGTTAATTTAGTGGGGGATTGCTCCCCCACTTAATATAATCAAAGATTACGCAGTTGTTAAGTCAGCAATAATTCCTGACCCAGCTTCGTTTCTTGATTCTAGTGTGTATTCACAAACTAAGAATTGCTTCATAGCATCACCAGTTTTCGCTAAGTCTTCAAGAGCAAAATCTCTTAAAAACGCAACAGCGAATAAATCTGGAGTGATTACGAAACCATCTCTAGCTCTTTGGAATCTGTTTGGAGTTACTTGCATAGCTCCGAAGTCAGATTCATATACATCAACAGCCGCAACTAATCTTTTGTTTTCTGCTGGGTCAAATCTAGTTGAACCACCAGTGAAACCAGATAGTTTTTGCTTGTTGAAAGAACCAACCATAATCATTGAAGGATCGCCACCATTGTCCCATACAGACTTGATAACTGATTTCAATTGATCTTCAGTGAAAGCTCTTTGAGTTCCATCAGTTCTAGCATTAACACCAGAAGTAGTTGGAGCAGCTCCAGAAGCTCCTGCTGATTGGTTTGTCTTTAACCAAGAACCTAAACCAGCAAGTTCTCTAGCAGTAGAGTCATCACCAGCCGCAGGTGCGTTGTTTGCAGTTAATGAACTTTCCATATCTCTTTTAAGTTCTTTTGATCTTTTAGAGATTTGGTAAGCTAGTTCAGAATTTCTACCAGCTTTGTTCACTGCATCTAACGTTCCAGTAACTAATACAGATTTAGTTGAAATCTGAGTGTAGTTACCTTTTCTTGTTGTTGAGCTTGGTGCTGAGAAACCTACTTCATCACCCTCAATTTGTGCATTGTCTGCCGCAGCAGCAGCCAATGAGTCTAATTGCCATTCATGATTTACCGCAGTTGCTTTTGTTTTTGCGATGCTTGACATGAAAGGCGTATCAGTTGGAGAAATGTTATAAATAACATCAGAAAGGTCTTCCCTCTCTCCAACAGCGTCATATGTACTATAAGTACCACTTACTTGTGTCATAGTATTATACTCCTATTTGTTTTTGTTTGTTATCATGTCTAAAAAAATACTTTGAGCATCTTTAATGCTACCAGATTTTTTTAAACGTCCAAACTTTTCCCTTTTCTTTTGAAAGTTAGTTTCAGTTTGAGA